CTAACTTACTGATTTTAATAGACCTCTTGTGTCACTTTGGTGACTATGGGACATCATTGGGACATAATCTGCCAGCTTCTGATTCAGCATGGCGATCTGTTCTGCATTGCTGTCAGTCATCCATGCTCCGTATACATTGAACACCATCTGGGCACTTGCATGGCCCATCTGGCTGGCAATGAAGCTTGGATTTGCTCCGGCAGATAATGACCAGCACGCATAAGTGTGTCGTGACTGGTATGCCTTTCGATACCTGATGCCAGCACGCTTAATGGCTGTTTCCCATGAGTCGCCAATGGAATCTACCTTGTAGATAAAACCTACCTGTTTGCTTTTTCTAACCACCTGGGGGTTAAATACGAAAGTACATTCATGATTCACTGAACGTCCATATTCACGTAGTTGCACCTTGATGTGGTGCTGCTTACCCAGTCTTGTCATTTCAGCCTGATTTTTCAGGACACTGATAGCGGGCTGGATAAGATGCACAACCCTGTTTGTACTTGCTTCAGTTTTAGGTAGAGTGAACTCACCGAGTTTCGTATAATTGCGCCTGATAGTAATTGTTCCTGCTTTCAGATCGATATCTTCCCAGGCCAGGGAGACCAGTTCACCATGACGCATTCCTGTGTACACAGCCAATGACCACAGGTTTTTTGTCTGCTGATGCCGGCAAGCATCTATCAGGCGAATAAATTCGTCACGAGTTAGCGGATCTGGCTCTGCCCTGGCTTTTTTAAGAGGCTTAATTCTCTCGAAGGGATTTGCTTCTAAGTAACCGTGATCTGCAGCAAACTGGAACATTCCAGCGATTGTCGTCATGTAATAATTTACTGTGACAACGCTTCGTCCTTTTACTGGAGCTTTACCTTTTGTTGGATTTTGGTATCCGGTCAGCAAATCTTTCCTGATATACAGCAATTCCTCTTTGGTCACCGTTGACACCAGTCTGCTACCTCCAATTTTCGGAACCATCGTTCTTGCAACGGATTTATAGCGATTGAATGCATTTGCAGAGATTTCCATGCGTTTCAGATCCAGCCACTTTTCTTCAAGTTCTTTCACCGTAATTTCTTTTTTATTTACCCCAAAAGCCTTGAGGTTAGGAGAGTCAGGGAACTGCGCAGCATAATCAAAGTTTCCTGTACGAATGGCAAAACATACAGATGTCCGCAGCTCTCCGGCGATCTTCCTGTTCTTGACAGTGTCAGGGACACCAAGATTTTCCCTGACACGTTTACCTTTAAAATTAAACCAGATGCGTAATGTGCCGCCGTGGTTTTCGACGCCTGTTGGATATTTGACTTTATCCATTGATACCTCCAGACGCCCAAGAGCGATACGAGCTTACATATTTCATGGTATTAAATCACCCAGGTTGTTTGTTTTTCATTGAAGAGACCCAGGCATCTATTGCTTTTCTGTTATACATACATTCACTGGAAGGTTTTGGATTACCGTCTGGCGATACGTGAATATACTCTCTTCCTACCATCCAGCATTCTTTCCGGGCTCGGAGAATTGTGCCAGGTTTGAGCCCGGTAATTGCGATAAGAACGCTTTCACAAACCCATTCATTGGGAGCCAGTTGAATCACATTGCCCATGTATTACCTCACACAACACTCAGCCCACGGCAGTGGCACCACACTTCAAACATTCGTTTCACAACTTCACGGCAGTAGAAACCGTCAACATCTCGCGTCAGGTCATAACGATTGCCGTAACGCTGGCGTACCCATAGCTCAAACGCTTTATTCATTCGCTACTTCCTTTTCATGGCTCGTAATTTTTTCAGATGAGCTTCCTGCTCTGTTTCTGCCAGAATTTGTCGGTATTCCTGGTGATCGATCCGTTCAAACGATTCATTAAAATCGTTCATTTTTACCGATTGTGTTCGCCCATCCATTCTTCTGTACAACACGGTGTTATTTATGCAGCGAATAATTTTTACCGGGTAACCGGCACTGTCGGTATACAGTTGTCCCTGATTAATCAAAGCAAACATTTTTTCTCCTGCTCTCTGAATAGTGAGAACTTCAGAGCCGTATGTTTGTAGCGGGTTCAATACTGATAATTTCTGCTGAGATAAGCATCCCGGCAAGCCAGAGTTCTCCGGACAGGTCTTCATCCTGACATATCAGTTCGCCAATATTAATGGTGGCCATGATATCTGTTTCCCCTGTGCGCTCATCCTTGACTTCTTCATAAGGCAGCGTTGCGTACAGGCTTTCAATAGCGCAACTGATAACATCCAGTCCGGTCAGATTGCCGCCGACAGTAACTTCGAATGTTTCGCGGTATTCCCATAGTCCGAAAGTTAATCGAACGGTTTGGTTTGCCATGCGTCCGCATGACGTCAGATTCGGGTCATAGTTCATTATTTGCGGTTGAGTATTCTGGGTGTTCATCTGCATTTCCCTATGCCCGGCGGCCTGCCGGGCATATAAGTTATTTAATCTGGATAAATGGTGTATTGGCACCACTGGTCATGTATTGCGGCAGTGTACCGTTCCACTTGTTGATGGCTTCCAGCTCCATGACGCCTGGGTTCTGGCGTAGAGCTTCGCCGCGTAAACGAATGGCATCGGCTTCTGCCTGGGCTTTTGTTCGAATGGCATCAGCCTGTCCGGCAGCTTCCGCACGTAGCATGTTGGCCTCCGCTTCACGTTGCTTGACTTCCTGTTCGCGCTGCAGGGTTTTCTGGTTTGCCGTGACTTTGGCGTTAATGCTGTCGATAACGGTTGGAGGGTATTCCGGTTTACCTACATAAGAGAGGCTCATTACCTGAATGCCGATGGGTGTCATCTCTTCCTGAATGTCTTTAAGTGCGGCATCCAGTAGTTCAGACTTGCCGCCGTCGATAAATTTGTCAGTGGTCATTTTGCTGGCCAGTCGGTTGAGTGCGTCGGCGATCTTCTGGCGCAGGTCAGTGTCGGTAATGTCATCCACGCCTTTGCGGTAGGTCTGAAACACCGTGGTAACTTTGGATGGATCAACTTTGTAGGCCACACCGATGTGATAGCCGATGGTTGTACCGTCACTCATCTGGAAACTGAACGGTTCATCGTAGGTCTTCATTTGTTTGAAGGTGGGGAAGATATAAACTTCAGTATTCCAGCCAGTCCAGTAGCGACCAACACCGACCACCTCACCGACGCCTTTGTCGTCGCCCAGTTTATTTACCTTGATGCCAACATTACCTGGTTCAACGCGATCGCAACCGACAAGGCCAATTGTCGGCAGAACAATGGCTAAAGCAAAAATAATTTTTTTCATCTTTTATCCTTAGTGAAAGAAAGCCCCTTGTAAATGGCATAAATGCAGGGCGGGGTCAGAAACGCCAGTGCAAAGCCAGAAATAACTGCTATCGTATCCTTCATGGATATAAGGAACGGAACAAGTAATCCGTAAATGCATGCGATAATTGCCAGTAAAATTACTATTGTGAAATACAGTCTCATTGGTCTGTGGTATCCCGATATTTTTAACCGACTGACAGCGCAATAAAGAGAATAATGATTTCTGTTAGTGTAAGCACTGTGGCAAGGATTAAAATCAGTTTTACTCTGTTTAATTCACGGTTGCTTTTCATATAAACGGTTAGTAAAAAATGGAAGAATTATAGTCTTCTTAATATTTAATGTGTCACTGGCGCTTCTGGCATACCATGAGTATTCAGGTCGTTAATCATTTCATCCAGAAGGAGTTCAAGCCCTTCGCGCCCCATAGCAGAGAGAATGAAACCATTATCAGGATCTGCGATGAGCATTTTTTGATAGAGAAACAGAACTCTCCCCATGCCTTCAGCTTCGCCATATTTTTCAATAAATCCCCATTCAACATGGTTTTGCAGGGCAATGCGAAGTGGCCCCGGGTATATACTTATACAACCATGCTTTCCCTTATAAATAACTGCGTGATCTGTGGTTCCGTTATCGTTAGGGATATCAATGGTGCCGTTCTTGTTTTCCTCTTCACTGATAAACGTTGCCACATACAGCCAGCGCCATTGAGCAACCTTCATATCGACTGAAAATCTTCCCAGGAATCCGGCATCATCGGCTTCAGCAATACATTGCATGATTCTTAAGCCGTGCCAGTATGGATTGTCGTATTCACCATCATTAAGTCGCTGTACGGCATCAACAAAATTAATGGTTGTATTGCCAATTTTTATGCCATGTGGCGTAACTTCTGGTCGGAAATCTGAATGATTCATAATGTTTGCTCCTTTGCTGGTGGAATAATCGTGTAGCCAGCTCTTTTTGCCATCCACAGAAATGTATCCATGCAGCCAACGAATTCATTATCCAACAGATGTTTTTGGTAAATTACTTCACCATTTTCAATGGTTAGCAACACTCTTACTTTTTTATGTGTTATGTTCTGTTGTTTTTCTTTCATTTATTTATCTCCCATATGCTTTGCGCAAATACAGGTTGGCTATATGAAGATAAGAATCTCCATGTTGTGCAATGAGGCAGGCAGTTTTATACGATGCCTTATGTTTCAGGAAAGTCATAACATAATCTCCTGCGAATAAAGGTTGCAACAATCCCCGGCGATAAAACCGTAATAAACATTCAGTGAATATTTATTGTTATTGCGCTAATTCTTTTTCGGCAGCAGCTTTTGCATATTCACATGCAAAATTCAGAATTTCGCTGCCAAGTACTTTTGTTTCGTGATTACTGGACATATGTAATACCTGTGTTGCATGCAATAAATGATAAATATTTACCGCAAATGAATCAGGCTCCAGACAAATGCCTTCATAATCATCTTGTTGTGAGGTTGTTTCTGTCATTGCTCCTGAAGTGCATGCGAGCCTGTTTTTGACAATTCTCTTTCCTCTAATCACTATATCGGCTACATCTATTGCCTTTACAACCTCCGGGAGATATTCCTGGTTTGCATAATCAAAGTCATCAACATGGAGAACAGTTATGTTTTCGAACTTTTTCATGGCTTCCTCAGCTGACTTATATGTTCTGCTATATAGCGAGTCTCAGAAGTGTTTTCATATTGAGACTGTTTCCTCAATGATTGATAATTAGTTACCGGATGCTTATCCGTGTCCGGCGCACGACCACACGTAGCCGCGTGTTGGTCTCCATTTACAATTCAGCTCTCAATGGAGGATAAAATGATTAACGAAGAGCAACTTGAAAAAGAAATTTCAGCGCTCAAAAAAGAATTAATGTGGCACAAAGTCGCTATCTCTGCATTAATTCGTCAGGTGGTTTCACCAGAAGATAAAGTAAATTTTATGAAGCACTTCTCATGTTCATCAAATGAATTTTTTACTGACGGTCCTCATCCAGAGGCTGGTTTTTGGATCCGTCAACTATTTTCGCAAGATAAGCGTAAATAGTGTCGTCAATGTTCGCATCGCTCTTGAATTTAAGAGCGATGCTCTTAATATCCTCTGAAATTATTGCCAGATTACCGTATGTTATATTTTTATTATTGCGCTCAGCGCTTTTTTGTATGCAATCAAGCAATTCACCAATGAGACATATGTGGTAAGCATCACAGTTTTTCATGCGCAAGTATCCCCACCTGTTGGTTTACCAGTTAACAGCCACATCGGATCGCAGCCAAGAATATTTGCCAGTGGGATAAGCATACTGATAGTTGGTTCATACTCTCCGCTCTCCCACTGGATGATGATTTCTTCATCGAGATCGAGCAGCCTGGCGAGTTCGGCGGTTGTTAAGCCGCAGGCTTCGCGTTGGGTGTGAAGGTTAACCAGCCAGCTTTTAGGGAAGGATTGTTTTTGTCGTGCAGGAGAAGCCGCAGATAGAGCATATTCATGGATAAATTCCATTACCTCAATGCCTAGTTCCTTTGAGCGAGCACAATCAAGAAGATGGAATGTGCGTACAGCACTTAGCAAATTTGCAATATTTAATGCAAAGGAATCAAGTTCTAAGCCTTCAAGCGTAACACAGCCGCAGTTGATAAAATTAGTTGTTTCTGGAGTTGCGTTTAGTGTCTTCATATACCCACCAACAATTTTAAATTGAATCAAATCAAGTTATAGTTGATGGTGCGATATTATGCTTTGCGAAATAGGCTGTCAAGAAAAAATTGATATCGTGTATTTTAGGCAGAAAAAAACGGGCAAAGCCCGTTAAAATCAAAGACTAACCAAATCTGTTTATATTGAATGGTACAGATGAGATCACTTTAGACTGGATATAAAGCAGAGCTAAACCCTCTTTTTCGATGCTCCATGGTTGATAATTGGGGTTATCAGATAACACCATGATTTTGCTTCCAATTTTTTGAAGCCTTTTCACGTAGCATTCTCCATCAAAACAAAATGCATAAATACCATCGCCATCAAAATAAGTTACTGTCTTATCAAGAAAAAGAAGGTCGCCAGGTGAGATTGTGGGAGCCATACTGTCTCCTCTGGCGTTACCTATTTCTATATTTTTGAATGCCCGATTTCCAACAAGACGTCGGGCATATTCAGGATCAAGTTCTATTGAGCGCACTACATCTATCAAGTCACCACGGACATGAGTTCCATCACCGCAACTAAACTCAACATCAAGGACATTAAACACGACGCTATCTGTTCTTGTCTGGTGTTTCTCTTGCGAGGAAAAGGTTGGTGAGGAGTCTTCACCTAAGAACCAGGATTGTGGATAACCGCTAATCTCTGATAAATGCGCGAGCTTATCACTCCGTGGAAATGTTTTTCCTGTTGTCCAGTACTGCACTGATTGCGCACTCACACCTAACTTGCGGGCCAGTTGAGCCTGAGTCCATCCTTTTGCTTTCAGCATCGCGGCTATTCGATTTTCCGTGTTTTTGACGTTCTTCATGACCAGGTCCTGTGGGTTTCTTTACAAGGATAAATCTTTACTTGATTTTAGTGTATTCGATCCTTTTGCAACTTGCATGTTAATTTAATCTTGATGTATTCTTGTGTTATCAAGTTAATATTGGTGTTTTGCTATGAAAGGAAATGATTACGACGTACTTCGCGCATTAATTGCGCAAAATGCCATTGCACGAAACCTTGGTGTAACTCCGCAAGCGGTGAATCAGTGGTTTTCAAAAAACACAATTCCTGCTCGTTTTGTTTTACGCGTATGTGAAGTAGTTGCATGGAAGGTCACGCCACATGGCTTAAGGCCAGATCTTTATCCTCACCCTGAAGATGGAATTCCTGATTCGTTACGCAAAATTTCAAATCCAAGCCTAGCGCGCACGGAAGATGGGCAGAGTGATTCATCAGAAATGTCCACGCGATGAACGGTTACTGAACGAAAAAAGAAAAGCCGGGCCGCACTCCGTCAGCCCGACTTATTCTGATTAGTAAGGGGATTTCATGATGATCAATAAACAAAAATTAGTCAACCCTGAAAACCTGCCAGTGATTGAGTGGCAGGGGGTACGCGTAGTTACCACTGAAACGCTGGCGGCGGGATATGGCACGGATGAAGCTAATATCCGTAAAAATCTGTCGCGCAATCTTGAGCGCTTTGAAGATGGGAAACATTATTTTCTTTTAACTGGTGATGCCCTGAAAGCATTTAAGGACAGAGTGACTATTGGTCACTCTGTTGGAAGAAATGCGCGTTCACTCACTCTCTGGACAGAACGCGGCGCTGCCCGCATGTCAAAAATCGTCGATACAGACGAGGCCTGGTCGTTCTTCGAAAAAATGGAGCAGGCGTATTTTCGTAAAGCAACGCCTTCTTCAAACACTATTCCAGACTTTGACGATCCGATCGCTGCTGCTGAAGCGTGGATTGAAGCCAAAAAATCCGAACGCCTTGCTCTCGGGTATGCAGAGCGTCAGGCTCGCTACATCAGCAAACTCGAAAGCCATCTCGCCGATGGCATCACTCCTGTGCAGTTCTGCAAACAACTCAACGGTGTAAACACTCGTCAGATTAATGCGTTCCTTGAAGAGCGTAACTGGCTGTATGACGACCGTCCGGAGGCTATGTATCCGCGCTGGCGTGTAAAAGCGTATGCACGTGACCAATACCTGACTGAGCGTTCTGGGCAGGTTGAGCAGGAAAACGGGGAAATGCGCGAGATTTTCAAACCACTCCTGAAGAAAAAAGGTGCCGCCTGGTTATATCGCCATTATCTGAACGGTGAACTACCGATGAAGAAAACATGGGATGGGCTGTTTACCCATAACACTGAGCTCGCGAATCTTTTACAGGAGAACAAATAATGCAAACCAAGACGTGTGTAACTGGTGATGTCGATCTGAAACCTTGCCCGTTCTGCGGAAATCCGGAAGTACAACTCATTGAGGTGAAATATTTTCTGGATGGCGATGATGGTTATTACGTCGCATGTACTTGCTGTAACGCAAACCAGATCCCTGATTCGAAAGAACGTGCTGTTCATGACTGGAATCAGCGCGAAAACGCGGATTGACGGCGAGTAGGTACAAAATGATCCGCAACCAACATATTGATTCTGCAATTTCGGGACGTTACACTGTTCCAGCACCTTATAAAGCGGGTGCCGGGCGTGAGAACCCGAAATCCAATATAGAGCACAACCGCGCTCATGCGGTTTTTTCGTGTCATGAGCATTGCTACGCCCAAATTATGGTGGGGCGTACAGGGCCGACTTCGGTTGGGCCGGGTTCTATGTTGACCGGTTTCTCACCCCTGTACGTCTCACCACCTATTGCCGTGAGAAGCCTTGGTGGTGAGTTCATTGAATTCAACATAGGGGCTGTCACCATGACTACTCTCCCAACCCAATCTCACCCTGAAATCACGATTATCAATGGTCGTGTTGTCACCACATCTCTTGCAGTTTCTAATTACTTTACTAAACGGCATGAGCGGGTTTTAGATAGAATTCGAAACCTCGAATGTTCCGCTGAATTTACTGAACACAATTTTGTGTTAAGTGAATACACCGACGCATCAGGCCGCAAACTTCCCTGCTACCAAATCACCCGCGACGGTTTTGCGTTTCTTGCCATGGGCTTTACTGGCAAACGTGCAGCCCGGTTCAAAGAGGCATACATCAACGCCTTTAACCAGATGGAGAAGAATTTATCTGGTGCTGACGCGGTTGATATGTCAGCTGTTGCACGAAACGCCAGAGGCGTATACCTGCATTTGCGTGAAATCCATCAAATCTGGAAAAGCCAGCTTTACCCCATGCTTAAGGCCGTTGAATCTCCGCTGGCGAGCAAGCTGTATGACCGTGTAGGAGATGCTGTTTTTGGCGCTGCACTTGTTGATTCCAGACTTAATGGTTCTGACAAGGAGGCGCACCCATGATTCGCCGCATCGTTAATTCCCTGTATCACCGATACAACCGTTGCCCCCGTGTGGGGCAGTGGTTCGCCACCAGCAACGGTCACGTTCTGCGGGTTTGCCTAGTCAGCACTGAAAGCCAGAAAGTTGTCTGCCAGGTTCAGGGACGTACTCATACTCTGAGTTATCCGCTGGTGGCGTTTCAGTCCGGAAAAATGTTTAAACGCCTGGGAGGTGGCTATGCGTCCGTCTGATCTTCTGCTCGATTTTGGACATCCGGTTGCTTATTACCCTGGGCTCGTTAAATACATGGGAAGTCCGCACGCTGTTATTTTCTTTGGTCAGATTTTTTACTGGCAGGATAAAGCACATGCAGCGGAAGGCGTACATAAAACGCGTGAAGAGATACAACACGAAACCGGACTTACATTTGAACAACAGGCTGTAGCGCGTAAGCATCTTGTGTCCAGAGGCATTTTGGTTGAAACCAACAAGCGTCTTGAGCACAAAATGTTCTACCGTATAGATTGTGAGCGCCTTAATGAAATTATCAATGAAAACAATCAGTTTTCCCGAAATGGGGAAACCCGTTTTCGGGAAACTGTAAAACCCAATTTCGCGGAGGAGGGAAAGCCTTCACCGCGGACACGGGAAACCCCTCGCCGCGGAGAAGGGAAAACCAATTTCGATCTTACAGAGAATACAACAGAGATTACTTCAGAGAATACTACAGAGAGTAAAAACACTATTGGCGCATCCGCTGACGCGTCTGCACCAGCACGTTCTGCCCGACAGGAATATTCACCGGAATTTGAACAGGCCTGGCAGGAATATCCCAAACGTGCTGGTGGCAATTCCAAGTCAGCAGCCTTCAAAGCCTGGAAAGCCCGTATCAGGGAGGGGATAAAACCGGAGACCATGCTTGATGGTGTGAGACGTTATGCCGCCTGGGTACGTGCTACAGGAAATACCGGCACACAGTTCGTGAAGCAGGCTGCGACGTTCTTTGGACCCGATCGTCACTTCGAAGATTTCTGGCAACAGCCAGCCGCTCCCGGAGGTGGGCGACAGCGACAGATAGATATCCTGTCTGGTCTTGGTGCCATGTCTGACGAATTCGGTAAATCCAGTGACAACTTAACATTCTGAGGTGACAGCGATGATGACGTTTAACCTGCGTGAACAACAAACAAGACTACAGGCGCGGATGGATGAGTTACGGTCTGAGATGGCGTTTGCGGAGACTGGGGAAAAACCGTGGCCTTATCGTTCCTGCCGGATGCGTGAAGGACGCGGATATTGCGAAAAACATGGCGAATATCACACGCATATTCTGGTGTGGGGGGATCGTAATGGCGAGGACAGAGAGAAAATTTCACACTGCCCTCACTGCCTGAGTGCTGAAATCAACGATGTGATTATGGAGCTCTCGTCCCTGAAGGCGGAGGAACTGACTGATAACGCCGGAATTGCACTGCGTTTTCGCGACTGTGAGTTTGAAAACTATCAGGAGATTAATCCTGACGCAGCCAGAAATCTTGCTGCCTGTCGTCGCTATGCCGAAAACTGGGCGGATGTTCTGGAGAACGGCACAAATCTCGTGCTGACTGGCAGTTGTGGCACCGGGAAAAATCACCTGGCGGTTGCAATGGCAAAATATGTCATCCGCAACTATCTCGCCAGTGTTGAGATCACCGACGTGATGCGCCTGACCCGGGCTGTGAAAAACTGCTGGCGGAATGACAGCGAAAAAACTGCGGATGAGGTGATTGAGCATTATGCATCACTGGATCTGCTGATTATCGACGAAGTGGGTGTCCAGTTTGGTAGCGCGGCGGAAATGGCCATTCTTCAGGAAATTATCAATGCCCGGTACGAAAGCATTCTGCCAACCATCCTGATCAGCAATCTTTCACCGAAGGCGTTGTGGGCATACATCAGTCCACGTATTGCTGACAGGGTTACGGATGGTGGCCGTAACCTGTTGTCCTTTAACTGGCCCAGCTATCGTGCACATGCCGGAGGTGTGGCAGCATGATCAGCCAGAAAAGCCCGGTCTGGCGTAACGATGATCTGGAAGGTGCTGTTATTGGCGCATTCTTTTTGCGTGGGGCAGATCCGGAAGTGATGGATATTCTGGCCACACTACCGGCGGACGTTTTTTCTGTACGACCGTACCGGGATATCTACACAGGCATCTGCAGACAGGCCCGTGTGTCCGGCGTGATTGATCCTGTGCTGTTGTGCAATGAGATGCCGGAACTTGCCCCGGTGATTACTGATACCGGGCGTAAAACCTGGGTGAAGTCATCTCTGGAACACTATGTTGCAGCACTGCGACGCAATGCCGCACTGCGTGATGCAGAAAAAACACTGGCCGAAGCATTGCAGAAATTACGCGATGCGCATACCTGTGAAGCAGCTGAAGATGCCCTGAAGGATGCGCAAAACATGATGACCTCATTGTCGACGGAAAAGGGCATTGTTCAGCCGGTACATATTGATGATGTGCTTCCGGAGGTGGTTGACCGTGTTGAATGCCGGAATCAGGGGCTGGAGAAATCCAGGACGTTGATGACCGGTATTGATGAACTGGACGCAAAAACAGGCGGCATGGAGCCAGGAGACCTGATATTCATCGCGGCGCGCCCTTCGATGGGGAAAACAGAACTGGCGCTGGATATCATCGACAAAGTGACTGAACAGGGGCGCGGTGTTCTTCTGTTCACAATGGAAATGGCGAACATTCAGATCGGTGAACGCATGGTGTCTGCTGCCGGAGGAATGCCTGTATCGCGCCTGAAATCTGTCTCTAACTTTGGTGACGAAGACTGGGCGCGTTTCATTAAGGGGGTGGAGCTGATGACCGGACGCAATATCTGGATGGTGGACCAGGCGAACCTGACCATTGACGAGATATGCGCAACAACGAAACACCATTTGATTAAACATCCGGAAACGGCACTGGTGGTGGTTGATTATCTCGGGCTGATAAAAACCCGAACCACGGGGCGTCATGACCTTGCCGTGGGTGAAATCTCAAAGGGACTTAAAGGCCTGGCAAAATCCGGTGGTTTTCCGTTGATTGCGCTGAGCCAGCTTTCCCGCAGTGTGGAGTCCAGACCAAATAAACGTCCCATGAACTCAGACCTGAAAAATTCCGGAGAAATAGAGGCGGATGCTGACATCATTCTGATGCTTTACAGGGATGAAGTGTACAACCCGGATACGCAGGCCAGGGGCATCGCAGAAATTAATATCACGAAGCAACGTAATGGTTCTCTGGGGACGATTTACCGACGTTTTTATAACGGACATTTTCTGCCTGTAGACCAGGAAAGCGCACAGGTTCTTTCTACACCAATGCAGCCGTCCAGACCGCGAAGATACAGTAACAAACGAACTGACAGCAGTAAGATGGAGCGTTTCTTTTGAACAACCAGACAATGACTTTTACCCCTGAACAATTACGTAAACAGGCACAGGAAATGTTGCGACAGGCGGAACAACTGGAAAAAACAGGTGTAACAAAAGATGCCATTCGTCGGGATATGGTGCCAGTGCTCAGGGAACTGATGCAGGCGAAACACCGTGCACAAAAAGCTGTGGATGAGCTGGTGGATTGTGTGGCAGAGCTGGAAACCAAAGTTGGAAAGTTTGAAAAACTGGTGCAGGAGGTACTGCGCTGATGCGTGATATTCAGATGGTTCTTGAGCGTTGGGGAGCGTGGGCGGCTAATAATCATGAAGATGTGACCTGGTCGTCCGTTGCCGCCGGTTTTAAGGGATTAATTCCTTCAAAAGTAAGATCTCGTCCGCAATGCTGTGACGATGACGCGATGATCATTTGTGGATGTATGGCCTGTCTGAAAAAGAGCAACAATGGCTTACATGATTTGCTGGTGGATTATTATGTTGGTGGGATGACGTTTATGATGCTGGCGCGGAAGCATAATTGCTCTGATGGGTATATCGGGAAAAGGTTACAGAAAGCAGAGGGAATAATCGAAGGTATGTTAATGGCATTAGACATTTGCTTAGAGATGGATATTGATGTTACTAAGCTTAATTAATACGATTATTTTTTAATAAAAAATGGGGCGTAAAAACACCCCCAAGATAAAGGGTAATATATAACAGAAAGTTTAGATAGTAAGAAGCAGAGCTCTAATGCTTCTTAAAGAAGTGGCTTGAGGGAGCCACTTATATGCTGAGAAGATAAAACCTTCTCAGCATATCCTTTATTAACCAGATTAGAACTGGTATACCATACCTACAGCAACGATATCGTCAGTGTTTACACCAAGAGCTTTAGTAAAGTCATTTTTGTCAAGCAGGTTGATTTTGTAATCAACGAAGGTAGACATATTTTTGTTGAAATAATAAGTTGCGCCAACATCAACATATTTGACTAAATCTTGGTCACCAAAAATGCCAAGATCTTTACCTTTTGATTGCAGATAAGCAACAGACGGACGCAGACCGAAATCGAACTGATATTGTGCAACAGCTTCGAAGTTTTGTGCTTTATTAGCCACAAAGTAATCTGCGAATTTAGTCATATTCTGGGTTTCTGAATAGGTTGTTGCCAGATAAACGTTGTTTGCGTCGTATTTCAGACCTGCAGCCCAGACTTCTGCATTTTCGCCGGAAGCAAATACTCCTGGGAGAAGTTTACCCAATTTGACTTGAGTGTCGGTACGATCAGATTTCGCATACGTTGCACCAATGCCGAAACCTTCGTATTCATAGGTCGCAGAGAAACCAAAACCATCGCCATTGCCTTTGGTGTAGTTATCTAAGCTACTACGATCATGATTATTCTTACCCTGGTACTGTGCAGCAAAATTCAGACCATCAACCAGACCAAAGAAGTCGTTGTTACGATAAGTTGCAACACCAGTGGTGCGACCAGTCATGAATACATCTGTTTGGGTCCAGGTATCTCCACCGAATTCTGGCAGAACGTCAGTCCATGCACCGATATCGTATGCTACACCGTAGTTACGACCGTAATCGACGGAGCCGTAGTCACCGAATTTAAGCCCTGCAAATGCAAGACGGGTTTTATCTTTGGCTGCTCCCTGTTCTTCAGTACGGTTTCCTTTGAATTCATATTCCCACTGACCGAAACCAGTCAGTTGATCGTTGATCTGAGTTTCGCCTTTGAAACCCAGACGAGCATAAGTTGTGTCGCCATCATTTGCATCGTTAGAGGAGAAGTAGTGCTTAGCATTAACTTTTCCGTACAGATCCAACTTGTTGCTGTCTTTATTATAAATCTCTGCTGCCTGAGCAGACATCGCCATCAGTACTGATGCAGCCACAGCAGAAATTGCCACCGTTAATTTTTTCATCACGAACCCTTTTTTTGAACTATTTTTAAAAAATGATGTCACTGCGCGATAAATATTCATCTAATCAATGTGGTTATTTCAAGAGGCAAGTTTAATTTAGTGATTGATAATATGATCAAGATCTCATTTATGCGCGTTGGTGTAATTTGTCGATATTTTTGTGTAATGCGGAATTTAATTAATGAAATACATTATTTACTCATTTTTCATTGAAAAATAACAATGATGCATTTGGTGTAATATGTGTTATTCGCATGTTTGGTTTTGTTATAGAGCATTAACATTTGAGTGGCGTATTTGTGGTTTACGTACGTAAAAATTCAATTATGATGTTAAGAGTGGTTGCTTCGACTCCTTCCTTAAAACCGCCGTCGGGCTGTTTTTTGTACCCGAAAAACGGCACAGGACGTTAAACGTGCTGGTGGTTACGAATACCGGTCTTTCAGCTTGCTGGCTTTTTCGACAAGAGTTATTGGTATGTCACGTTAACCGGAAAAGGGAAAAAGACATGCTAAAACAGCAGGATATGACCGAAACCGCCAGAGTGGTGTTTAATGAATTAAGCGTCACCGAACCGGCGACCGTCGGGGAAATTGCGCAGAATACTTACCTTTCACGCGAACGCTGCCAGTTAATACTGACCCAGCTTGTTATGGCGGGTCTGGCAGATTATCAGTTCGGTTGTTACAGACGCCTTCCTCAGTGAAGGCTTTTTAATTTGTGGTAATGGGCGGCTGGTGGGTGTTAGCGGCACCTGCCAGCCATCTGCTCATGCGTTGGGATCACAAGCAAACCTCAGGCCCATCTGCTTTGCGCAAAAGCGGTATGAGCCTATCAGAGAAGTGCTTATTGATCTATGGCTAATACTGTAAAAATATCCAGTTGTGAGTTAATCAACGCTGATTGCCTGGAATTTATCCGGACCTTACCGGAAAACTCTGTCGATCTGATAGTCACAGACCCGCCATACTTTAAAGTGAAGCCCGAGGGCTGGGATAACCAGTGGAAGGGGGACGATGATTACCTGAAATGGCTGGACCAGTGTCTTGCACAGTTCTGGCGGGTACTGAAACCTGCCGGAAGTCTCTACCTGTTCTGTGGTCATCGCCTGGCATCTGATATCGAAATCATGATGCGTGAACGCTTTAATGTGCTGAACCACATTATCTGGGCGAAGCCGTCCGGACGCTGGAATGGGTGCAACAAGGAAAGCCTGCGGGCGTATTTCCCGGCAACAGAGCGCATTCTGTTTGCCGAACATTATCAGGGGCCATACCAGCCCAAAAGTGACGGTTATGCAGCAAAGGGGCGCGAGCTTAAGCAGCATGTCATGGCCCCGCTGATTTCTTACTTTCGTGATGCGCGCGAATCACTGGGGATAACGTCAAAACAGATAGCAGAAGCCACCGGAAAGAAAAACATGGCTTCGCACTGGTTTGGTACCAGTCAGTGGCAGTTACCGAATGAGGCCGATTACAGTAAACTGCAGGCGCTGTTTGCACGTGTGGTGACAGAAAAACACCAGCGCGGTGAACTGGAGCAGCCACACCACCAGCTGGTCAGCACATACAGCGAACTGAACCGGCAATATGCCAGCCTGCTGGAGGAATACAAATCACTGCGGCGTTATTTTTCCGTATCGGCTGTCGTTCCTTATACGGATGTCTGGACGCACAAGCCCGTGCAGTTTTATCCGGGTAAGCATCCCTGTGAAAAACCGGCGGATATGTTGCGTCAGATAATTACTGCCAGCAGCCGTCCAGGCGATTTGGTCGCAGATTTTTTTATGGGGTCGGGGTCGACAATAAAAGCGGCACTGTCGCTGGGACGCAGGGCGATTGGCGTGGAACTGGAAGAGGAACGTTTTAATCAGACGGTCAGAGAAATAACGAAAGATTTTTAATTCAGTGATGATATAAGTTGTATATTTCTGATACAGATGTATACACATATTTAAAACTGAACACCAAATATATTTTTGATGCCCACACAATCATTGTTAGTATTTGTGACGACCTAAAGGTGGTCGTTTTGTGTTCACAGGGTGTTAATACCACCGGAAAGGTCAGTGCTGACTTCCTGGTGATCAGTTTGTTGATTCAGTAATAACCGGTCAGCAGTGTGATTCCGGAAGTCAGCATTTTATGTGTGAGGGTAATTTCTGCTACCCGCACTGGTAAACAAATGAGGCATATCGTTTCAGCACTGGCGAGTTTCGCGGAGAACAGGTTTTGCAAGCGCCTTTGTTGTTCTTCATTCTGTAATATCTGACTGATTACAGTTTCGGTGCTGTTTTTTACATTGTTAACGTTGTGTATCATCGGATGGTTTTTATCAGAATGAGTCGCTGCCTGTTTCGGGGTCTGTGATTCGTCAGAATTACGTTGCAGGCTGACGAATCATTCTGGTAGTAACCATACAATTAAACGCTGTCTAATTCTTATACGATGAATGCTTTGGGCCCGTCTCATGACGGGCATTTTTTTATCCGTGCGCAATGCCTGTTCTGTTATGGCATTTTTCATCTTTTCCCGGTTGGCTATTATTATGGTTTATTTTTCTGTATACAGGAGAATTGAGACTGTGATCACATATGCAGACATTCGGGAAAAGCAGGCTGAAATTCAGGAGGCCAGACAGGAGTACATCCAGCGACTGCGGGATATGGCAAAAAGGCTGGTCAAGACCTATGAAGACTCACTGGCATTGCCGAAACCACGATGGCTGGATATTGACGGTAACTCCCATCCCTATGTTTATCTTTCTCATGATAGTTGTTGTGAGAAACCGGAGGATTTGCAGGTAGATTTTCAGGATGGGGTTACTTTTAATTTATATACGGTTGTTGATGATGATCCCCGCCAGTCTGTAAGTGTGAATATTACAGTGAGTATTCTGTTACTTGATGGCGACAACATGACGATTTCGGTTGATGGTTATCAGGCCAGGACATTTTCGCATGTGGATACCAACGCAAAAATTAATGAAGTGTGCGAATACATTAAAGACAGCATACTTATGTCAATGAATGAAGTGACGTTTGGCAAAAAATCCCTTTCAGAAGTGAAAGGGTAAACCAGCTGACACTCCGCTGATTCAGAAAATTATCAGGCTGCGCACGTGCGTGGCCTTTTTCATATCTGCGCCACGCCCGGCGCACATCAAAAAACCACAGAGCCTTTCAGGGGGGGAGCTTACGGGATGGTCAGTGTGACTTTCTCTGTGGGCTGCTCATCCCGGGGCGAGGCTCACCCACTAAAAGGAAAAGTCACGATGTTTGGTATTTTCAAAAAGAAAACCCGTAAGGCTATTACTGAAGTGAAGAAAATGGAGAACCGCGACGCGGTGGAGGCGACCGTCTGGGGCGCGTATTCCATTGCATACGCTGACGACACCTGTGACGCGAAAGAAATTGCGGTACTGGAGAAAACCATTGCAGCACTTCCTGCCTTTGCGCCGTTCTCCGGTGAGATTGCCCAGATGAGCGCGAATATCCGCGCCCGTTATGAAGCATCGCCTCGTAGTGCGAATGCTCAGGCTTTGCGAGAACTGGCTGATGTGGCAGGAACCGCCGAAGCGGTTGATGTGCTGTGCCTGTGTCTGGATATTGCAGACCAGGATGGCATTGGTCCGGATGAAGAAGCACAGCTCAAGAAAATTGCGCAGGCGCTGCAGTTGCCGCTGGAGCAGTACCTGTGAAAAGTGCGCGCCTTGTGCTGGCTGCCATCCTGCTGTTTCTGGTAGTGGCAGTGGATTTTACCGGACGGCTGATGTCGGTGCTGGCTGATGGCGTGCTGGTGGCGATGGTGATGGTCGTTCTCTGGCCTTTACTGCACAAATATGAATAACACCAAACAAAAGGCATCTGCGGGTACCTTTGACAGGGTGTTTTTTACGGGCCGCTGGTGGCCCTTTTTATTGACAGGAGAAAAAGTATGTCTGAACCCTTATCCGGTTCCGGCACGGCCGCGGCGCTCGGTGGGGCGACGGTATTCGGGCTGTTTACCGGAACGGATTTCGGGATTGTGTTTGGTGCATTCGCAGGGGCGCTGTTTGTGGCCACGATACCACAGAAGATTTCTGTCTGGCGTGTGGCGGCGCATTTTCTGGTGTCGTTTATCGTTGGCGTGCTGGGTGCGCATGTGCTGTCAGCCTGGATTGCATCAAAAACAGGTTATGACGGTACATCGGCGGATGCACTGTGTGCGGTGCTGGTGGCGGTGGTGTCGGTGAAGATTCTCTCGTTCATCCACCAGCAGGATATTGCATCGCTGGTGTCCGGCCTGTTCTCCCGCCTGCGGGGTGGAGGAGGCGGCAATGTTAAGTAACCTTCCCGGATTACTGAATGTGGTGTTAAGCACGGTTATCGTGCTGACGCTCTTTTTTTATCGTCGCCGTGATTCCAGACATAAACCGCTGATGTCATGGCTGGCCTGGCTGCTGATGCTGCTGTATGCCTTTGCGCCCCTCAGCTATCTGTGTGGTCGCCCGTTAACAACGGGCTGGCTTGAAGTGTTTTTTAATCTGCTGTTCTGCGTGCTGGTGATACGCGCGCGCGGGAACGTCACAAAAATCTTTCCATTATTGAGGTGAATATGTCGGGTAAATTCAGATTCAGTCGTCGCAGCGAAAAGAATCTGGAGGGCGTTAAACCACAGCTGGTTGCTGTCGTTCGCCGTGCGCTGGAGCTGACGGAGGTTGATTTCGGTATTACGGAAGGGCTGCGCACGAAAGAACGCCAGAAACAGCTGGTCGCGGAAGGGAAAAGCCAGACCATGAACAGCCGCCACCTGACCGGTGATGCGGTGGATGTTGTTGCCTGGGTTGGCAGCCAGGTGTCATGGGACTGGCCTCTGTACGAGAAAATCGCGCAGGCATTTAAGCAGGCTGCCGCAGAGCTGGGAACAGCCATCGAATGGGGCGGGGACTGGCGGACGCTTAAAGACGGCCCACATTTTCAATTGAAGCGATAGCTTGCAAAACATACAGGGCCGCCATGAGCGGCTTTTTTATTGCTCAAAAAACGAAAGAACGGAGGTACGTATGTACGCGCTGAAAAAAATCACGGTAACGGAAGATGGGCGCCAGGTTGAAGAAGTGCATGTTCTGGGGAATATGTATCGCCTGGAATTTTACCCGCGCAACACTCACCTTGCTGCCCAGGTGGAGTATTGCCGGGATGGAAATGTGCCATGCATTTCGGTGGAAAAAACGGATGAGGCCTATATCACTACGCTGGCGGGTGACACGGTTCGTTGTATCTGTCGCGGTGACACTAAAGCCAGGAATGAAATAGCCAGATGCCGCACCCAGGGCAGTAAATAAAAAAACAAAACCCCGGCTGCTGGAACAGTCCGGGGTTTTTAGTTTTCACGTCAAAGAGGAAATTGTGAGTAGTGAGTACGGAGAAAATCCTCGTGGGAAAGTATAAAAGATTCTTTTTGAGGTTGTCCATTATGAAAGGTATTGAAGTGGAAACTCCCGCGAGCCTTGATTTGACAAGGGCTGCGGCCTTTGCAATTCGCCTTGTGGCGGTCGCTGTTCTGATTTGGGCTGTGCGTTGGTGGTGATATGAGCCGAAAACACTGGACACACAGAATGCCGCGAGCGGCGGCAAAATGGGCACTGGTAGCGATACTGGTGCCTTTTTTATTGGTGGGGTGCGTCAGCCTGGATAAGGCGCGCCAGCTTTTCGATACGGCTTCTCAGGTCTGCGAAATTGTCGACGGTGTTCGACAGTGTCTGCAGAGCTGATCGCCCGTAAGAGCAGAATATTTCGCTGAAAAATGAAGGATGCGCCAGTGTCCAGAAAGCATGAAATTCTGCTGTGTGTGCCAATTTGTCTTATACATTCTGAATCTTGCCGAATCAGGATGAACTTTGAACAACAGCCCGGGCGGCAAGGGGCATTTTTATCCGGAGGGGATATGAAGAGATTACTGGTAACCGTAAAGCCCTTTAACGGAACGATTCCATTCAGGGTTTTGCAGCGTGGACGTGTTCTGGTTAAGGATATCTTCAGTGGTAAATGCACGGAGTGTTATTCCCGGACATATGAAGTGGATGCCACGGATGAAGAAATTTCTGTTGAATGTGATCTGAACGCAAATATGGCGGGGATTGTAACGGCCACGTTGTTGCCTGTTTCATGAATGACATAGAATGTCTCTGGGTACCCAAAAGGAGAACACTATGTTTGTAGAAAATAACCTGAAGGCTGATCCTGATAATCAGGGATGGGTTCTTGGTTGGGCTGTAGTACGTGACAAACCCTGGCATCTGGTCGGCATTTATGCAACGGAGGATGGCGCAAAGTCTAAACGCTCTGAATTGAATGGGGAGTATGAAGTTCGTTATGGTTCCCATCGTTTAGGTAGTGATGATTTTATGTCTGTCGGACTTAGCTAACTGGCTGTGATGCCTGTTTGTAGCCCCGCAAATGCGGGGCTTTTTTATATCTGGAGATGATGATGGAAAAAACAGAAAACAAACCGGTTGCAATTGGTGCCGCTGCTGTTCCGTTTAAGTTTGAGTTGTCTCAACTGGTGGAGATGCGCATCAGTGATGAATGGGGTGAGGTTAAAGCCCGCGCGCAGTATGCGGATGGCGAAAACCAGTACTTGATCCACTACAAAGCAGCTGATGGTCGTGCCACGACGGAGTGGTTTGGTGAGTCAATGCTGGAAGCAACAGAAGCTGATCGTCATCCTGGTTGTCCGGTATTTGCCGGTATGGAATTACCGGAAGGTGCGGTAGTTACTGAGTAACAGACATTACAGCAGCCCTTCACTCTGAGGGGATGCTGTAATGTGAGAAATAAAAAACCGGTCACAGGGAGCAGCTACACAGAACCGGCCGGCGAAGACCGCCAATACCACCCATGCATTGATGCAACATACTAATGACAATAGCCGCTATTGATGTAAATGCAATGTTATGCATCGACGAAAATAAAAAACCGGCAGGGGAAATCCATTGAAGATTTGCCGGTGGCAAAAGAGGGCCATGTTTTTAACCTTAGTCGCAGAGTTACGGAGTGCAACTACGAATGCTGCCGGTATATGGCTGAATGGCGTTTCAATGATGTACGTCATCTTATCTGTAAATGTTAATGATAAACGCTCTCATTTGTGCGGGTCCTTCCGGTGGGGTGGCCTGCCACGGGGCGGCAGGCGCGCGGGTTTTCGCTATTTATGAAAATTTTCCGGTTTAAGGCGTTTCCGTTCTTCTTCGCCGTAACTTAATGTTTTTATTTAAAACACCCCCTGAAAAGAAAGGAAACGACAGGTGCTGAAAACGGGCTTTTTGGCCTCTGTCGTTTCCTTTCTCTGTTTTTGGCCGTGGAATGAACAATGGAAGTCAACAAAAAGCAGCTGGCTGACATTTTCGGTGCGAGTATCCGTACCATTCAGAACTGGCAGGAACAGGGAATGCCCGTTCTGCGAGGCGGTGGCAAGGGTAATGAGGTGCTTTATGACTCTGCCGCCGTTATAAAATGGTATGCCGAAAGGGATGCTGAAATTGAGAACGAAAAGCTGCGCCGGGAGGTTGAAGAACTGCGGCAGGCCAGCGAGGCAGATCTCCAGCCAGGGACTATTGAGTACGAACGCCATCGACTTACGCGTGCGCAGGCCGACGCACAGGAACTGAAGAATGCCAGAGACTCCGCTGAAGTGGTGGAAACCGCATTCTGTACTTTCGTGCTGTCGCGGATCGCAGGTGAAATTGCCAGTATTCTCGACGGGATCCCCCTGTCGGTGCAGCGGCGTTTTCCGGAACTGGAAAACCGACATGTTGATTTCCTGAAACGGGATATCATCAAAGCCATGAACAAAGCAGCCGCGCTGGATGAACTGATACCGGGGTTGCTG